CAGACGTTAGTCAACCGGGCTATTGCGGCTGACACGCTGATAGAAGCCTTCTCTGAAGATTCAGCAAAGGTGCGGATGAGTCCGTCGCCAAAGATTGGTAAGAATTTCTCAGAAGAAACCGCGCCCTTACGGATAGCGGCCTCTAGGGTCTCTGGCAGTGTGTTCAAAGCCTTAGCTGCAATTTGAATGACACCTGGAAGCTTCTCACCTAGTTGGCGACGAAGTTCCTCCATGGATACCACGCCCTTTGATGCAATCTGCGTTACCGCATAGAACATCAATTGGGTATCAGCGTTAGTGGCATGCAAAGTGCGCGCTGCCATAGCTACGCCAGTAAAAACTTTTTCTGCGGTAAGCATCCCCTGAATACCCGGCGGCAATGCCGCCACCAGCTTGGCGTAATTGGATGTCAGTGAGTCAAACTGTACGCCTAGACGGTCTGCAGTCTTACGCAAGAAATCATAGGACTTACTCACATCGTCTGCAGTCTTGGTTGACACAGACATGATGGCATTAAAGCCCTGCAACTTGTCCAACTCTGTAATCACCGCGTTAAAGACAAATCCAATGCCAGCACCGAGATTGCGAATGGCGTTGAATACGCCACTGACAATGGACATCAGATTGGTGAAAGCCGAATTGATGGCCGTCACAGAGCCCGCGTATCTGGATGCCGTATTGGTACTACGGGCCAGGGTATTATTTAACTGATTGAACTGCCCATTGGTATTGGCAATCGAGGCCGCAAGAGCATTGAAAGCCCCTACGGCCTGCTGGGTGCTAGCGTTTACCTGCAGCTGCGTCGCCATTACTCAGTTCCAAGTATTTGAGATCCATTGCACCAATCAGATCGAAGAGTACATCCAATGGGAGTAGTGAATCTCCGAATCTGCACAGGTATGCGTGTATCTCTGAAATCTGTATAGGGTTGGTTGAAATACCGGTGGTACGCCTTGAAGCAAGTGAGTTGTAGATCTGTACTACTTCTACACATACCCCATAAAGTCTAGGTACATCCTCCAAAGCTTTAGGCGTAACCCCGGTATCTAGCTCTATCTCTCGCAACTTACGAAGCTGAGGCCCCCACTGGAACTGCCACGCTACCCAGTTGGTCAGGACTTTCCCAGCTCTTCAACCTCCTCAGCTCGGTAGTTGGCCATCTCGGTCGAGAATTCAGCGACAAAGTCACGAAATTCGGGGTTTTTCTGCAGTGCCAAAAGGGCCGCTTGGGGACTGAACGGGGTCGACGCACCAGACTGGGATTTCACTTTATCCCAATCCAGCAGGATAGCCTCGGACATGGCCTTGCAGAGGATGTCACGGTTGATCTGCGGGTCCAAGGTGCCGGCTTCCAACTTCTTGCGATGAGGCTGCTGTAGCCGGGCCAGCAACTTCTGAAACCTCATGTTGGAGATATGTGCGATCAAGAACTTGGATCCGGACCAATTGGCCCAGATCCCGGAATCGATCGAAGTAAGGTCAGCATCGAACTGGAACATTGTGTTCTCTCTGTTTAGGTCGCCGCGGTAGACGACAATTGCATGACACGACCGGTCACCGCGTCATACAGTGCACGCCATTTAGCGGCAAACATGACATCGGTGTTCCGACCACCAGCTACGACTTCACCCGTCTCGAATTTGCAGCGAGGCAGTGTGAAAGCGTATCGATTGCCAGCCGCATCCTGCAATGCGAAGCTGAAGTTGAATTCGGAGCCCTTGACAAACTTGAGGTAGTTGCTACCTTCATTGAAATAGAACTCCATGTCACCCGTGATCTCGATGGTGCCCAGCTTCATATTGCGGGGATTCAAGGAGCCAATGCATTGAATGGCACGGATGTTGTTCTTGATCTGCAGTTTCAAACTGCTGATACAGCCAGAATACGGCACGCCGTCGACGGTGAAGTCCTGCAGATTCGTGACTGCGTTCATCGGCGTTGTAGCCGTGGCATTCTCGAACGTGGAGCCGCCGATCTGATTGTCTGAGATACCTGTATCGGGGTCAATGCCGAAGGACATCAGGCTGAAGGATCCCTCAACGATCTTGCCGATCTCCATGGACAGGTTGAGACTCTCAACACACGTGCCACGGTAGGTGTGATACTGCGGGATCTGCATGTCCTGGAACTGCTTCTGCACCGTGTATGAATGCAGGGTGGACCCGTTCTGGACGGTACCGGTAGGTGATGCCGACCAGTCACTGCACAGTACAGCCTCGAGCCAGTCCTGGAACGTCAGGAAAGACAGTTCGACATTGATGTCGCCGCCGCCGGCGGCGGAGGTCTGGATCAGATCAGTCTCGGTTCGGTCGGGCCGAATTTCACCGGTCTTGGTGTTTTCGATGTTGAAATTCAGGGATTCACCCGTGAAGCGCAGAGGCTTCCAAACCGTAACAGATGAGTTCGTGCCACCAGCCAATGTAGCCGCACCGAACGATGCGTTAGTGCACGTTTCAGTAGTACCGAGCGCGTTGCCGGCAGTGCCGCCATTGACAGCTCGAACGGTCATCGTGGTGGCCGTAGACGCAATCGCATTGACAGAGGAGTGCTCAGTCATGGCCGTGGCGTAGTCAGTACCAGGCACGCCGCCAGAGCGATTGATGGCCCGCAGCAGATTCAGCAGTGAGGCCGTCAAAGTGGCGCCGATCTTGACATTGCCATCAACGTTGGTCAACGTGGTCTGGAACGTATAGGTACGACCCGCGATCGTCACCGTTTCAGCATTGGCAAAGTTTGCTGTAGCAGTGAGAGTGCCTTGGGCCCGAACAGAGTTGTCCGGCGTAACGCCAATCGTTGATTCTTCGATGTAGCGCAGGGAGACGAGATCAGCTGAGGACATATCAATACTCCAAATCGTAGTAGAAGGGGCAGCTCACTTGAGCCATTACCCAGCCATTGCGCTCCTGATTGTCATTGAATAGATCAGGGGTCTTTAGGTTTACGGCTGGAGCAATGAGGGGTGTGACTGGTAGTACAACTCTCGAAATCACTAATTCAGCAGCCAGCTTTGCAAGCTGCAATTTTCGACTAGAGCCTATTCCAGGTTTAGTCTTAACTGTCAGCAATAGCAATCCGACCTGTCTATAGCAGCCTTGGGTGATGGTTCTTGCAGAGCCCTCACCGAAAACTACTGTCATCTGCAAGTATTCAGTGTAAATATCCGAATTAAATGCCACGTTATCATATTGCACAGCCGTATGAGGCCAGTTCGTTTGCACGAACTTCTCAAGACTTTGCTGAACAACGTCATATTTCACTTGAGACTAACACCTGCAATTGCAACTCTTAACACCCCGTAAGGAGCCTGGTTAGACCATCCAGCGTATTCAATTATGTCCGCATACGGCTGGTTGTTAGAAATGATGATGGTATCGCCTAACTTGAAACCTGAGGGCCATCTGAATGCTGCGCCACGAATTGGATTTGGTGGCGGTCGACCCTTGGTAACGTCCTCTCTTGGCTCATTGAATGATATTCGCCAACTAGCTCTAAATGCACCACTATAGACGGGCGAGAGTTTCACTGCGGCACGGAAAATGTCCCCAGAGATCCTCTTGTATTCTGCTTCTGCGATTTCGTCTAACTGCTTTTTAGTTGGCCAGTCAGACGAAATCGAAGTAACGTAAATCACAATTTCCTCAGTTGCAATTGATGTAGCGCTACAGTATCTCCAACAAGTACTTTGTCATCATTGATGATTCGATAGTCACCTTGAATCAAGTTGACCAAGCCCGCCGGCACCTTTATGATATCGTTAGTATTAAGGTCTAGCAGATCCACTCTAGGAAATACCAGTCCGAGCCAGTCAGATGCTTGAATACGGTCACCATCAACCTCTTTGGCTTGATATCGTGTAAAAACTACCGATACGGCTGTAGATGTTTCAGGGTACGTAGGCGCACTCCCTGGTACATGTACTGCAGCACCGCGTTTCACGTGTGAAACGTCTATGGCTAAATCTTGCAATGCGGGTTTAGCTCTTTGGAGCGCTAAAAGTATTGTCGACTTAAGCACAGCTCTTACACCCGCTGAAGTCTGGCAATTTTCAGTACAGCTTGACCAGGCAATTCAGGGTTCTGAATGGTCCCCAGATCTCGTATCAACGCAGCCACTACGTCTGGAAAATACTGCCTTGCACTACCTAAAACTTGCTGGTTAAAGTCGATAGTGATCGGCCCTACCTTGATGGCATCGTAAGACGATGACTGATCAACATAGACTTCACCTGAGTTAACCATCATCCAGAGAGCCATCTCGTAAGTGGCCTCAATAACCCTCTGCGGAAATGATATTTGATCGATAAGGAAACCGTCGTCAAAGGCATTGACACGTGGCCAATCCAGTTTCTGATCTCGGCTATATCGATCACCGATCCATTCCACATAAGAATCAATGGACCTGGTCGCATTGACCAGGTACATAGACTTCTTATCAGAAGAGAGCGCTGTCCAAGCCGCAACGGTAATTGCGTTTGGGATTCGAGTTGCAACGTAGTCGGCCATTCCAGCTAAACTCGCGTACGAGTTACAGTCTGGACTGAACGGCTGATCGTTGACGACTAATGGCATAGCGCTCTCCGCCGGCGGACCGTATCAGCCGAAGACCTTCACCGTCTCCAGCTTGGCGATGCCCAGCTCGCTGAAAATTGCCATGGAGGCATAGAAGCGCAGGCGGTCGATGATGTCATTGGACTGTTCAGCTTCACCGACATGTGAGATGAAGATGCCGCTCTGCACCTGGCTGGTGAGGCCTGCAATGCCGACCTTGCGAGAACCGTCGTCCAGGCAACCGGCGTAGATGTCAGTGGTACGGGTCGCACCGGCCGTGGCCGGGATCCAGTCGTTGCGGAACATCGGAATGTTCCGATACATGTCGACCTGAGTGCCGTCAGGCATGTTCTTCACTTCGTTGACGCCAGCGCCACCAAGAGCCCGCAGCATGGCGCGGTACTTGCGAAGTGCCACATCCGGCATCATCATGAAGTCGACAGCACCGTCTTTGGCCTTGACGAGGTCGATCAACTGATCCAGGTGGTCGAATGACAGATCGGCGGAGCCTGCTGCAATGATCTGCGCTGCCGGCATCAGCTTTGCCAAGCCGTCGAATTCGAGCGGGTCCACTGCGCTGTCGCCCAGGATGAGCTGTCGCTGATATTCACGACCCAGGCCCTTGGCCTTGGATGCGATCTGAATGCCCTGCTGGTCGTTCTGGGTTCCCATCGTGGTTGCGATGAAGTGGTCAACCAGGGCATCACCGATCATGGCCTTCAAAGGCGTCGTCACGGGCGTGAACGTGGCCTGAGTTTTGGCCGCAGCCGGAATGGCGTTGGATCCACCACCGATACCGATCGGGGCGACACCGCCAATGGCGTTTTCACGAGAGTAGAGCAGCGCGTTGCCGATGATCTGATCGAACGGCAGGAACTGGTACATGGTGTTGACAGTGACGATCGATTCGATCACACCTTGAATCAATGGATTCTGCTGAATCCGCGCGGCTTCGACAAGGGTAAGAGAGGGCATGGTGACTCCGATAAGGTGAAGGATTTTGACTTGCGAAACCTCCACCGGAGGTGCTTATAGGTATCGAAAGCCCTCCGGGATTTCGATACCTAACCAGCCACTAGATCTGGACCCCAGAATCTACGCGCACATGTACATTATAAATAGTTCTAAGGACTGTGTACACTACTTTGATCGAGGATTTTCCGGGGACCTTAGGCCCTGAACATAGGGTCAAGTAGTAGGCAACTTGCCCATCAGATCAGATTGGAGGCCGATTGCAATCTTCTGGGCCGGTGACAACTTCGACATGTCAACACCTGTAGAAGCGCTTCGACCTCCACCAGCCCCACTGCCTTGCGAGCCAGCGAAAAGGTGTTGAGCAGTTTTCTTGAGGCCAACCAGCCAGTCTTCAATAGCCATGGGCGTGGATCCGTCTTTGCCGTAGATGACCTGGCCCTTGTCATCTTTCGGAATTGGCTGACCCTTGTCCATGGAGTATACTGTACGAGCCCTGAGAACCACGTCATCGAGGGCGGTAGGCAAGGCCCCGATCTTGACAGCAGCCTGTCGCACTGCATCGTCGATCATGAGCACCGCAAGTCTGGCATTGGCCTGAGACAGGGCCGAGTTGGAGGTGGCGAGCTGGCCTTCGAGATCGCGCTTCATGTTCGTGACGCGCAGATTCACAACTTCTTCCAGCTTGCCTTCCTTGATCAGCCGGCCCTCTTCGACGTCTTGTTGCAACTTGATGAGCTCTGCATACTTGACTGGATCGACATCTTTCAGCTTGTCAAGTTGCTGTTGCAACTGAATGTTGTTCGTGCGAAATTCATCGAGACGAGTCTTGGGCACCACGTCTTCGGCGTCCAACACGAAGGCCGCGCCTTCTTGACGATAAAGGTTTCGGACGTTTTCAGGTACGTCTTCGAGTTTGGCGACTTGGTATTTCAGAGCCATGATTCAATTCCTTGGTTACGGTGTTGCAGCAGTTATAGGCGCTTTAGAAGATGCCGGAGCCTGCGTCGGCGGTTCTTTTATAGCGCTCATTTCTTCGACATCAGTGCGATTTGGGTCTATTGCATCCAATCGCCGCAGGTTATACACGAGCGTCTCCTTGCTAATGGAGCCGTTCAGGTATGCTTCAAACAGAACTTTCAAATCCTTGAAGGAAATCCCTACACCCAAGATCTCCTTGGAAAACTGTATAGATACCTCAGATGTCTTCAGCAATTTGGCCAGCATGTTGTACAGAATCATGCAGCCAGTTTCGATGGATCCAATGACGTGAATCAAACCGGCTGATTCACTCATGTAACGAAGACGTACAGTCTCAGCGGCCTCGGATCCACGGGTTGAGTTGTCAACAAGTCTCGCCGACATGGACGACATCAGACTAATCTTGTCTGACATAGCGATTTCCAAAGACTTCAAGCCTAAGCCCTGAAATTCAAGGTAATAGGCCTTAGCCTCGACCACCGGCAGGATCCATGCAGCGGTGCCTCCGATTGAAAGCTTAGTGCCAGAGTCCACACCCGAGACTACTGGCGTAGGCAAACCCACAATGTGACGGCCCCACTCCAAATCGGCGCTCGTCAGGTAATGGGATATATTGATAGTAGAGATATCGAGCATTGGCGGCTTGTCAACACCGATATGCACGCCCGAGGCCCCGAATGTAACCCAAGGTATGAATGCGATAGTGGAACCAGTAAACGTTGGTTGCACCGGCGCCCTCATGGCCTTCAGATCTTCGTCAAGTACTTCGACGGTGTATACGCCCTGGTCGTTCAGATAGCAATGGCGGTACTGCACTTCCACCTTGGTCTCGAATTGACCTTGCTCACGTGTGTGGCGACGCTCACGAAGTAACAGCATTGTGAGTTGGCCGAGTTCGTCAGTATCCCAGTTGAGAATGTTTTCAGCAATGTATGGACAGAGGGTGGGCTGACTCTGTACGTTTTCCGGTGCATCGATGAGTACACCATACCTACCCATCAAGATCATCTCTTGAAGTGTAGTTACATAGAACTCGCTGAACTGATAGCCAGATTCAGAGTCCTTAAAGTATGGGGCCATGATATCAGGCGCCGTCACTTTAGGCGGCTTGACAGTCGCCAGGCCTACCATCGTCGTAACGGTTTTACCGGTGACTGGGAAGAACAGCGCACGAGTCAAGTAGTTCAGATAATCTTCTTCAGACTGGGCCTTGAGTTTTGGCAGGTAGGCCACATTTGCGGCTTTCACAGCCCGCTCACCGTTGTAACAGTCTCGGATTTTCTGATAATCCGGTAGGTGATACACGTATTCTGGATGAGCGAATTCAGTAATGTTCTTGGCCATGATGGTCCTTATGTACCGTATACTTCTGATGTACCAGCCATGAGCATGCTTTTCAGCACTCTGTATTTGATGCCGTCGTAAATGTGATCATTTGCAGCAGTGTCGATGTCCTGGGGATTTTCAGGGCTTATGGGTAGTTCAGGTATTTGTGATACTGTATGCACACACGTACGCATCACTAATAACCATGGATTTTCAAAATTGCGGGTAGCGGCCGCTTTAAGCATTTGACGAGTGAGTACAAAGCCTCGCTCACGTGATCCAGGGCGCTTATCGGCCTTTGTAAACCTTATACCCTTTTGCACATACTGATCGTGAATGGACGTCATGCCTCGATCTTTATCGAAGATGGATGTATCCGCAGGGCCTGCCTCAGTACGATGACGTAATCCATTCATGGACTCATGATCATGCATCTGTAAACCAAGTTCATTTGGTAACAGTCGTAGGCCCTTGTCCTCTTTATCCGCGAAGTATTTTTCAGATATCAGAATGATAGATTTACGTGGGATGGCCACTCTGCGATCATTGATGATGGCCTGAGTACCGTCGCTTTCAGCCCACCAGAGTGTAGCCGCCGGGGCCGAA